TTGTAAACTTTACGCAAAGTGGCGAGTGATACGCCAGATTTCTTTGCCTTGTCGGCTAATGCGCCTTCAACTAAGACGAACTCTTTGAACTTCATTGTGAACCCTTATGTTTAATGTATCCACGTTTGTCTGCTTTCTTTTTGTCTTTCTGTACTGTTGCTTTATTGAACTTACGCGCATATTTGGCAACAGGGTTTTTAGATGGATCTGACGCTTCTTCTTTCGGATTTGTTGTTTTGTTCTTTGAGTAAACGTCCTGCGCTCGGGCTCGGTCCATCATTTTGTCGTGTTTGATTTTGTCGGTTTCTTTTTCGCGATTAATTTTGTCCTTAGCTGCATCAACCCGAGAGGACTCACCATACATTTTCTTAACAGATAAAGTATACTTTGATGGTTTTGTTTTTGCCGTTTTGTCTCCAGGTGCTGGTTTATAGGCAGCAGGATCGCTATCTGACATTTTAGATTGTTTCTTAAACTGTCGATCTCTCGCAAGCTTGGTTGCTTTGCTCAGACCTTTGTGATATTTTGAAGGTTGAGACCCAGACCTTTTTGATATGTCTTTGTCTTGAGGAACTTCGGTAGATTCTCCTGGGGTTGTTTTCTTCGCTTTCTTCGTAGAAGCAGGAGTTCCCCATTCTGGTTTTTCTTTATACCAGTTATCGGTTTTCTCTAAAACGATTCCATCTAACCATTGACGGCTGACCTTGCCTTCGTCAAGTGCAACAATAACATAATTAGCACCAAGGCGATAGATGTATCCAGGTTGGTTTGACTCTTTAATAACGACTCGGTCCCCAGGTTCAAATAATTCACCTGCAATATATTTCTCTCGAGTCTCGCTCAACTGCCCAAGATCGACATGCTGTTTGAAGTCGATTGATTCTTTAAGACCCATTCCAACGCGCACATCATTGAACAAAGATTTGGTTTCTTTAGTAGACATTCCGCGAGGAACACCCTGAGAAAATGAAGTGAAGTCGTTGTTCTTAGCATTTTCTCTTTGCTTAGAAGCAGACATTCCCGAAACGTCATCGGCGTCTGGGTCTCGCGCTCCTGCCGAAATAACAGAGATACGCTCAAAGTTATAAAATCCGTGACCTGACTTGATTCCGTTATACTTATTCAATAATGCCTCAAACTCTGCAACGCGGTCAGAACCGACAACCATGGTTATTTTACGAAAACCTTGGTCGTATAGATTCACTGCTGCATTGAAAACACTTTTAATTTTCTTATTCAGAAGAATGTTTCGCCCGTGTTTAGGAAACATTTTACGCGAATGTTTGATCTTCTGTTCATACGAGAGGGGGTTCTTTTTTGCATCTTGAGATTGAGAGATAAAGATTTTGTATGCATTCTTTCCTGCTTTCGCAGAGAGCACATTAAGAAGTTTTTCATGACCAATAGTTGGTGGGTTCATCCTACCAAACGTGAAGAAAATTTCTCTTTCTTCTTCGACAAGATACTGTTTAAACGAGGGGATCATTATTTATTTCCGCCTTTTTGTTGCTTTCTAGCTATTTCTGCTTTGCGCGTCAAAGGTAATTCTTTTCGAACAAGGTTTTGAATACGAGTTTGGGGCAGTTTGTCAATTCGTTTTTCTATTTCTGCTCTACGCGCAGGCGGAACCTCGCCTCTAGATTTACCTTTAGAGAACTTCTTGAATAGATTATTCCTGACGTGTTTCTGAGCTCTTTTCTGAAGAGTGGGCAGCGTTGCCATTTTGCGACTTGCTTTGGCCCGCCCAATCTTCAGTTTGGATTTGATTTTCTTCATCATACGACCGCGAGCGCGGCGCTGAGAAAAACTTAATTCTTCATCGAAAGATTCGCCAACAACACCACGGTGTCTTTTCTTAGCGTTCCAGCTAACTTGCTCAGGTTCCCCTGGAGTGTAATCAACTGTCAAAAAGTCTTTGAATGATAGGCGTTTAGCCATCTTACTATCCTCTATTGGTTGAGACCCATACAATGTAATTAGTTAGGGTTATCCCAACCCTTAACGATATCTTGCGAAAAGTTGTTGTAACTGAACTCCATTCTGTCCACCAACTTTACCGCATCACCACCAAGTTTATCAATTGCAACGTATCCTTCAGCACCTGTCACTTTATAACCTTTTCTGGTCTTAACAAAAGTTTCAATGTTTTGCAATTGATTAAGTTTATTTATAAGTTTTATTTTTGCAAATACAATTAATTTTTGCAGTTCGAACACTTTAACTAGGTTGGTTTTGTTTTTTGCAGAGAAGAACGATAACAATGCATCTAGTTTCGCTTTTTGTGTGCTCTTACCCTTTTCGCTCTTTCTAGAATCGATCTCTTTCTGATATTTGGCAGTTATCCATTTGATCAATTTCTCAGTATGGGCAGAGGAGTTCTTAACAATTGTTCCCGCTCTTACGAAAGTATTGTTGAATTGCTCAATGTGTTGTGCCAAGACTTGGTTGGATTCTAGTTCCCGCAACGTACTACCGCTAATCTGATTGAACAGTTTACCAATCTCGGTAAGGGTCTTGTTTATATCTGCTGTTTCTTTCTTGGTCATAGTAGCAGAAGTAAGGTCGCGCAGGAATGCGTCTTGTGACCACACTGCGGTAGTCTTGTTTAGTTTAGACACCTCCACACCAAACGATGCACTCATCGTCTCGAAGGTCTTGCCGGTGTACGTAGTGTGCCAAACGATACCCATCTTCGCCTTCTTGATGGACGTTGCTTGTGCTTCTGGAACGGCATAGACAATCGTATTGGGATGGAAGGTAACATATTTCTGTCCATCAATAGTCTTGGTCTTTATATCTGATTGATCAAACAGAAAATCGCCCTGAATAACATTTTTGATACCAAGAGCAGGTAGATGTTTGAGCGCCAATTGAAGTTTCTTGTTCAAGTCCCCCGAGGTATCATCGTCGATATCCTGAGGGGTCTTATATACCTTGGGGTTCTTATTGAAGATACCCTTCTTAGCAACAAAGAACTTACCGTCTCGGGGGTCTGTCCCAGCAAATACAGCAGGTGCTCCATCCCACTTGACTGACACAGAACCGCCACTACCACCGAGCATGTCTCGCATGTCTCGCAGTGCAAAAATTGCTTGCCGTGTCCCGTTGACACCGCCATAGAGAACCTTATCCTCGATGTGGGTCATATGTGTGTTTTTCTGTTCCGATAATGTGTCTGCGAATGATAACATTTTTATACGTCTATATGGTGCGCTTCAACACCGTGACCAACAGCAGTTGCTCTCGTGTTTCCCGCCAACAGATGATGGTGATGATTACCGTCTTTATCTTTATGTCTTAAAATGATCGGACGATCAATCGGTTTCTTATCCTTGATCATACCTTGAACACGTTTAACTTTGTCCTTGTCTTCAACATGTTTCATACTCATACCCATTTCGGTGTTACCGACTTTGGTGCCGTGCTTTACCTTTTCAATTGATGATCCATGCATCGCTTTATGAAAAGCATCTTTGTTTTTGGCAAAATGATGTAATGCTTTTTGAATTTTTGGATGAGTATCTTGTCTAAACTCTTTATCGTGTTTCAAAGCATCGCTTTGATGTTTTGTTTCGTCGTGCTCTTCATCCGCCAGACGTTTATGGTCTGGTTTATGATAGGTAACATCTTCTGAAATAAAATTTTTAAACTTTTTCATTGTAATTCCTTAATACAGTTTGGCGAAAGGACCGAAAAGCGACCCTTTCTTTTGAGCAAGGAACGCCAAGTCTGTTAACATATTATTGAGTTTAGCGTTCTTCATTGTAAAGATTTCATTCAATAAATCCAACTGAATTAATTTTGAATTGGCGATATCTTTCTTGCCCGAACTAAATACTTTCGAAACGTTATTTTCAAATTCTTTTGCACTACGACAACCCATCTCAACCTTCCCAGTTGCTTGTAGTTTCTTATATCGTTCAATATGCACATCTTTTTCTTTAAGAAAAGCGTCGAGTGTGGTGGGATAGTTTCTCCAAGATCTCCAACGATTAGATTCTAATCTATTCTCTAAAAACACCTTTGATGCCATGTTCAAAGGCACCTTACCCAAACGTGCAGAAGAGGCACCAATGTCGGTGCCTTCTATTTTTAAATTATTAAACCCAGCACTGTTCTGTCGAATCTGAAACTTAATGTCCTGCGTCGACGAACCCATGTTCAACTTTGAATCCGTATTGGTGAAATTGTTTCCGGACAAAGAGAACAACAATTGTGAACTTCTATATTTAAAAGAATATTGAGTGTCGTCGAAAACGTCCATATTTTCAAGGTTCACTAACTCCCACTTTGCAACCTTACCGGAGATCAACTTTAGAGAAATGCCCACGACTCTGCGGTCATGAAACATATCTCTTAGTATTGCATTGAACTCTGCAAGAGACGTGCTGTTGTCTTTAATCTTAGCGTCCATGTCTCGTTTAACTTTAGTTAAATCAGACACCAACCAGATATCAGCGGGGTTCCATGTGTCCTTTTGTGCAATGCCGTAAAGAGTTCTACATCGTTCTGTGATGTATTCCATAAAACCATCGTCTCGTGAATAATGTTTGTAAGAAGTATTACCGACCTCACGATACGTGGTCAATTGTTGTTGGAAGATTGCGTTCTCCCACTCTTCATTCATGTTAGGGTAGATTTCCAAAAGTTCTTTACGATACAATTGGTAGAATTTTTTTTGGTTGGTAAACCCGTTGTTCTCGATCGATTTCTGAATCGCAAACATAGTGGCGCGTTCTTGTTGGCTGGTTGTTTCACCATCCGATCCGCCACCTTTCTTGGTGAATTGAGACTTGTCGATATCACTCCATTTGTATCCGTTGAACATTGGAGAAAATGAAGTTCCTGGTTTAAGAATCTGGGCGATATTTGTTTCTTGCGCACGATCAACTGCCGTTAAGAATTCCTTGATCGTAGCAGTTTTGTTGATCTTCTGTTTTATGTTTCCCACAAATTGAAGTTCATCACCCGACTTGATGATTTCTGCTATCATCTGTAAGTATGGTTTCTCAAAAGTTAAGTATTTACCACCGCTCATTCCTGCCATGTCATTCTCCCGTTAGGTTGGTTCCATGGACATTATCTACTATAACATTATTGAAATCTTTTTTAAATAGAGCAGACACATTTTTAATTCCGTAATTTTCAGAACTATTTATATACATTTAATACTTGGGATAATCTTCTCTGTCCTCCAATTTAAGGGTTTCTATCCTTAGTATAATTTGAGATTTTTCTTCTTCTGAATAGTCCGACCAGTTGGCAATTTCCATTGCCATTCGGTGGCACCCAATGCAATACTGACCCCATTTGGGGTCAAGTATACAAACACCAACACAGGGAGAGGGTACTCTAGTCGGCATGAGATTTAGATATCATGAATCTGTGGGTAAGAAAGGAAAACTGTATCGCATAGAAGAAAAACTTTCCTCTAGAAATAACTACAGACAAACTGGGGAGGAAATGAAACTCATCTCCCACCTTCCACATATTTTCGATATCAAATTTCATCAGCAGAAACTCCCATTGCGTCTTGCCATCTAGAATCATCGGCACTTTTATATGTCCCGTAGAACATGTGCATTATCTTGCCGTCTTCATATATGTAGGCAGTCGGTAAACCTTCGAGATTGCGTTCTATTTCCACAAGAGATTTTTTATCGGTCGTAAGATCAAACTCGCGAGCAAAACTAATTGCACAATCCCGAATATCTTGATAGATATCTAAAAGATCGCCTTGAAAAGATTTAACTCTAGAGATTGAAACGTCGTCTGGGGTTTGAGACATTTGCATAACAGTTATTGTATCTTCAGTCATTTATTGCTCCTCATTAATTACATAACAGGTTTTTTGTTTTTGATCCATGCCGTTGCCGATCTTATTACCAACAATAACACCAACGATTGTTCCAACGTCCTTTCCGTTAGAAATTTTATGGCCGATTAGACCTCCAACAGCGGCACCAACCGCACCCTTTGTAGATCCAAATAATCCACCAGTGATGCGCTCGATAGCACCGTTTTCGGTTCGTTGTGTACAAATTACAGAAGGTTCAGAGACTGGTTCTGATTTAATCCATGGGGTATTAGAACGTTGACGGTATGCCCACTCTGCTGCCTCTGATCGGTGCGGAGGGTTGGACATTGAGGAACCGTGTATAGTTCGGTCACCAGTACTGATTTCTACTTGTCGCAGAACGTGCATTACTTCATATAGTTCTGTACCAGAGGCAGGAATTGCCGTTATAATTAATACGAAAACGATTAAAAACTTAGTCATCTTTATTCCTTTTTTGCTCATACAGATATTATACCGCTTTTTACTATAATAAAAACCACACGTAAGTTATTGAATTAGAAAGAAAATTGGGGGGCATTTCTGCCCCCCATGGGGTCTTACACAGCGTTGGCAGCAAGTGCCTTATAACCAGCAGCAATTACTGATTTTGACGGAGTACCAAGGCGATAAAAACCTTTGGTGTCGCCTTTACTGTTGGTTCGTTTGTTCAGGTATACGGGGAAACCTTCGAAACGAATGTTTTGAATCACTGCGCGGGGATTCTTGGCGCCGAATCGTGCGGTGATTTGTTTTGCAGTCAATTGCTGACCTTCCATGAGTGCGTTTAATACACGAGTTGCTTGAGACATATTGCCTTTTCCTATTTTCATTTAAAGTTACCAATACAATTGAGTCAGTTCTTCTTCAAGACCATACGCTTCTTCTTCCCAAGGAAAGTTGCGATACTTGTTTTCAGACAAGGTGCGCGCTTTTCCTCTGCTCGTGGTAAGAGCATTATTGAGAATCTTCGGAGTAAGTTCTCTTCGAATGTACTGCTTCGCATGTACAAGTTCATGTGCCAGCGTGCTGGCGATATCCCTTACTGCGTAAGGGAATTTTTCCTCTCCATCGTCATAATTACGACTGAGAGAAATTGCTATCATTCTAGCTCTGGTTTTTTCGCCAAAGTCACCTACGTCGCAGGTGCCATAGTCAACACAGTATCCAGAATCATTATTATCTAAACGAGGTTTCATTTCAATGCCGATTACAATCAATTCTTTACGGTCACGCTTGAAGAAATGATTTACAACGTTGCAACCGAATTGGTGAAACCGCTCTTTTTGCGGAAACCTTCCGCTAATAACTAAATTAATCATACCAATATTATACCCTATTTTATCCACCAAAGAAACCAGACCTATCCCCTTGATTTTACAAACAATTTATCGCGGGGATGTGGTTCCATCCAAGATCCGTTGACATAACCAGAGACCAGACGTTTCGCTTGGCGAATGGCAATTACAATAGACTTGTCTTTGTTATCACCAAACTCTAGGATACGGTCGCACTCAACCAGTGCTTTCTGGCGACCCTTGACTTCGATGGTTTTGGTAACACCATTCTTAAAGTATTCAACTTCGTAATTGGTGAGGGTTTCGTTCTCGGTTTCTTCTTCGATCACGCGATTTATGATCTCGTTACACAACGAGATAGGAACCTTAGAGACTCTTTTAGACAGAGTCTCTTCCAGAATTGCCCGACGATATTGATTGGGGATGTCTTTGTGGAAAGAATAGTTTACTTTAATCACGCTGCCTCCGCCATTTTAACTGCTGTGTTAATAGCAACAACCTTACGTTGAGCACCAAATCCAAACCAAGAGGACTGCATACGTGTGTCTGCCGTTCTTCCGAGGTGATGATCAGTCATATAGGTCACAGCGTTGAGAGCGTTCCACCAAGTCCCTGGAGCGAGATCTCCTCCTGGTTGGGTTTCGACAAAGTCGAAAGTCTTTTTGGCGGTCGGCGAAAGGTCTTCGTATACCTTGACGTCTTTGCCCTTGGCAGGAAATACCTCGTTGAAGTATTTGATCATATCGGTAACATTGGCGTTCTTTCCTGCTAGGAAATTTGCCATATCACGATACTGAGCGAATTTCTCGCTGGCAATGCCCATCTTTTCTTTTACTAAATCCGCGCTGAACTTGTTTCGGTGATTCATCCGGACTTCGTTGTTGGACTTGGTGCCAAGAGACATCGTCAGCGTATTATTACAAACAACTCGGATAGGAGTCATTCGCACGTTTACAGACTTCCCGTACTGATGGGGGTTAGAGAATAACATAAAGTTGTCGACCCGATCTTTACCCAAGACGTCAAAAGACTCTTTGATCTTGGCAAGAACCCAAACGATCTCTCCACCCTTGAGGGATCCGGCAGTGTGCATTTCCATATCGCCTGCTGCACAGAAATCGCCGAAGAAGTCAAACGCTTCATCATTCTGGACAGGTTCCCAACCGTCGCCAACCATCGGGGCGAGGACTGCATTATCAGTATCGCGAAGCAAAGCATTAGTGCCTGTCTCGATCATATCGCCATCGTAGGTAACGAACGAGGGACGCTTTACCACACCCCAGTCTAATCCTGCTGCCTTTTGGAACTGACGCGGAGACAGGTCGCCAGAGACTTTAGTTCCAAGTCCGTGCCAAGGAGTCTCGCCAACATATGCCATCTTCGCTTCGCCGTTTACAATTTCTAATTCGTGACTCATTCTACCACTCCTTTCATAATATTAAAATTTTAAACGTAGGAACAAACATCATCCCAGATGTCAGCAACCTCTTTACCAGTCATAAACCCAGCTTCTTGAGCAGAATCATCACAACCGCAGGTCGCTTCAATAAAAAGAGAAGACGCCATAATTTTCCAAGCAGCACCAAACAGCGTATTATGACGCTGAATAATAGAGGCAAGTTCATTAGCATCAGCACTTCTACCTTGAAGACAATCATTAGAGTACAAACAGATTTGCCCATCGTCGATTGAAACATAGTCAATTGGGTGGTTCATAGTAGTTCCTTTTTTGTTTACAAGGTAATTATACCCTAGATCTTGTAAAATCTAAACCTAACCTAAGTTATTGATTTAGAAGAAGAAAACGTACCAACCCGACCGATATGCTGCGAA